TATTTTAGGCTCGCATAGATGACCCTTAAAGTCTATCGGCTCAAGCCCATTAAAGTGTAACATCGCTCTTTGCTCCTGTTTAGCTATCTTTAGCATATCATATTTTTAGCTTTATCACAATGAGCGACAAATATCATGCGACCCCGAAACAACCCATTCGCAATTATTTTTTCTCGCATATCTTTCCCGAGATGAATCCTCATGCCAATTGTAGAGAAAAACTCCCAATAATACTAATATTACCGCGATTATTATTTCTATTTTATTTTTCATTTTTATTTCCTTTCATTTATTTATACCCCAATTATATTATATGCTCATGCTTTTGTAAATATTAAAATTGTATCCTGTGCTTTGACATATCCCGGATAGCATAAGATAATGCGTCTAAATCATGGTCGTTCCCGTCTTCAGGTTCATCTAGCCATTCTCCAGTAGAGCGTTTTTTTCTCCAAGCATAAGATAAATATTCTTTTTCTAAGTCCTGGTCGCTTTTAAGATAATGCACGATTCTTCTCTGCACTAATTCAATGTTATAGCGTTTACCATTCATCTTCTCCCCGGCAGTTTTATCACATGCAATAGCCCTAAGCCCAGAACGTTTCATTTCAGCAATTATCTCTGGTCTAGCATTATCGCAGACAGCCAATGACGGTTCAAGCTCCTTCATCTTTTCCACAAGCTCTGGCGTGAGTAAACCTTTTTCATATATCAACGTTTCTACGAATATTTCTTTGTCCTCATTCTCGTATACCCCAACCACTGCCGTGGGGTCGTTAGAGAATCCGAAATCCACTCCATAACGCTTTAGAATAAATCCCTCGGGTTTCTTTGACTCTGCTATCCAGTTTTTATATACATTGCCTTCAAGCGTGCCAATCTGCCCTAAACCATAGACAATCCAATAGTTAGACGGTTCTTCGCCGGGCTTCGGCTTTCTACTCTCAATATTTTCTCGCTCTTGACTACTCAAAGCCTCATTATCTTCATAAGTCAGTATAATAAAGCTCGTTCTGTCTTTCTGTTTTTCTACAAGTTCATCGTGCGCCCAAAATCTCGAGCTTGGGTTATAATCTAATATCACGAAATCCCTAGTGCGCCCTGCTAGTTGGTCGAAGGTTTCATAAGTAATACCATTAGCCTCATTTACGAATAAAACGTCGCGCCTCGGACCACGAGAAGTCATATTATCGGTGGATAAAAACTCAATCTGCGAACCATTAGAGAAGGTATATATCTTGCTAGACTTATTGAAGCTTGCCTCGTCCCACCGGTTCGTTTCTTTCATTATTTTCTGAAAATCTCGCATTGTGCCAGTCGCTAGATGATTATAGGTCATACCAGCGACCGTGATTAATGAGTTCGGATAACTCTCAGCATACCCAATCAAAAGAATCAGAATCGAGAAAGTCTTACTCGAACTCATTCCCCCTTGGATAACCTTATAGAATGTTGGCTCGTATAATGTTCGCTCAATCTTCGCAGTCGCAGTCGTCTTCGCTATCGCCATATATATCTCCAGTCCACCCACTAGCCCGGATTGCTCTACCTTGTGCTTCAGCTTCCTCAGGTGTCTTATAAATCTTTCCTTTACTTCCCCACCGATAACCAATGATTTTTCCCCCGGCACTTCTAACTGGTCTTACTGGCATTTTTATCTCCTTTCATATTTACATTTATCTTCAAATTGTTCTTTAATAAAATTCCAACATTCATTCCCATTATTTATTATATTATCATCTGTAGACAAAATCGGTTCTTCTTTATAGTTAAAACTAGGGTTCTTATCAAATATTTTAACATCATAAGCCCTATTCCCACCTATTTCATAATAATTCGCATATAAAGAACGCACTCCTCTTTGCCCCGGAAATAATTCTAAAATCTCCAACAATTTCTTACGATTAAATATAAATGGTTTATGGAGTTCATAAGAAAATTGCGTTTTATTGGCTTTTTTTAGCGTTTCTGAGGCGTTTTTAAGTATTTTAGTATAATCATTCAATTTATTACCAAACTTGGCTTGTATGTCGTTTATATGTTCTTCAAACGTGCCTCTATATTCGGGTTTTATTTCTTTAGTTGGTTTCATAATAAAAAAATCATCATGAAATAAAATAAAGTCTTCAGTAATCATATTATTAAGACAAACTTCTTTATACATAGAACGAACTCTATCCCATTTTGTAGCACCTTTTTGGTTAATAATCCTTACATAATAATCCGGGACTATCCCATCTCTTTTTCCACCATAAATCCATAATTTATTAAATTCAAGATTTTTAGAAACTGAGCGAATAGAATATCTTAAGTCGTTTTTAGGAAATGCTGAAACAAAGTAAACCACGTCTAATTTTTTCGTTTCCATGGTTTTATTATAGCAAAGAACCGCCTCGCAGTTGATGACGGTTCTTTGCTATCTACTTCACAGGGTTTTAATAAGTTCTCTGATTTTATTATATCACAAAAAAAAATGGAGCGCCTGCTCATTCGAGTTCCACTACTGCTAGTTGAGTGGCTTAACCCTGTCGGGTCAGGTGCTACGTCTTTATTATACCATACAAACTTGGCGGAAGGTAGAGGATTCGAACCTCTGCAGGATTTCTCCCCTAGCTCGTTAGCAGTGAGCCCTCTTTGACCACTTGAGTAACCTTCCCTAATTCTTATCTCCGTTTTTCTTACGTTCAGTGAAATCTACTAAAGGCTTCGGAGCTGTTACGGTTGTTTCTATCTTTTGCTTAGGCTGGCCATATATCTGGTTCATCATGCCTTCGATTTCTTTCCACTGCCCTTTAGCTATACATGTAGCCAGTTTGCGCTCGAACAGTGGAGCTTCTTTATCCTGCGCTAGATTGCGAAGTTCTGCTTCGCTAAGCTTTATCATCTGTTCAAGCTTAAAACGTGCCGAATCTGTCTTTTTCCATGCTCCATTATGCCTTGGATTTCCATTTGGTTGCCCAAATTGCCTATCGATTGGAGGTTTTTTATAGCCAACCTCTTGTTTGACATTTCCCGGCTTTGTGGGATTGTTAGAATTCATTTTCTTCTCCTAATATGATTGATAATTTACTCTTTCATCTTCATAAATATCATCATTCTTTTCATTTCTCCTATTTTTATCATATAACAAAAAACCCCTACGAACAAGCAGGGATTTTCTGTATCAAATTTTCTTTATAAATACACCTCATTCTCACCGGATTATCTTTGATTGACTTCTTGAGCCGTTCCATGTCGTCTTTTTTGATTGTTCTCGGATTATTCGGAAGCTTCTTAAGGTCTGATAGTTTTCTATACACGATTTCTTTAGTCATGTAAATTATCTCCTATTTGATACAATAATATCACAAATCTCTGCACTCTCCACCGGTCTTCAAGATTTAGTTCATCAAACCAAGATTATTTAAGCATTCTTATCTTCCAATTTGTTCAACCTCTCCATAATCTCCCCCCTTTCTTTCATACGCATAATCATATCAGAGAGAATAGCGCTCCAGATTCGCTGATTCCTCGCTGATAAATCCGCATAAACTCCTAGAAACAAGAAAGTCCAACCACCGATAATTGTTATTGCACGGAATCCCTCGCAAAACACACCAATTCCAAAGCATACCACGGAGAGAAACTCTAGCACAACGCTAAGTGTATTAAACATCCTCGCTTTCTTATCTGCTTCTAGCCAAACAGAATAATAAGCTCCTGCAATTGGATTTCCTTCACTCATTCTTTTATAGAAATCTTCATAAGATTCGTTTATATCAAATTCTTTCATTTTTCTCTCTCCTCTTTCATTTTATTATAAAGTTTTTCAATGAATTCAAATGATAATTCATTTCCTAACCCTGCTACTCTTTGATAAATCGCTTCTTCTGTCATTCCTGGCGCACATCCTAGAAAAACCCGCGAATATGGATAGCTTTTTATCATCACTATTGCAGAATGGCACGGTATTACCGTTGAATAATCAGAAGAACCTAACGTTGAATAGCCTCGGTAAATTTCATAATTCATTATTCCTCCTTATAATTTTCACGTATTTTTTCTGTCATTCTTCGCCTCCGTCTTTATTAGCATCATAACCACACCAAGCACAAATACCTGATGCCACGTTTAGTGTCCAATTTTCTTTTTTGCATTTTGGACAGCTAACAAGATATGTTTTGCTGTTCGCCGTAAAGTTCTCATCAGATATTTGTTCGCTTTTAACTGCTTTGTAAATTAATGGTTCAATCATTCTTCATCCCATTTTCTAGTTTTTGCAAGACTTCTTCTTTCGCCTCAAAGAACTTCAGCCCATCAGTGCCAAAGACAGCAAGACCGTGGCCCATTCTCCGACTCATTCCGCCGCCTATCTCAACAGAGTCAGCTTCTTCGATATAATGTTCAACTTGTTCACGACTCCAGTCGGCTCCAATAAGTATGCCACCAGAAACAAAACAGTGGACATTTTCACCTTCTGGCAGGGTAGAAATGGCTTGTTCTTTCGTTAGATATAAGCGCTCACTCATTCTTCACCTCCGAATTGTTTTTTCAGTTTTTCCATTGAAGTCTGCCAAGCTTCATCTAACTCTATTTGAACAGCTGTTCTTATGCGGTCACGAATATACTCTATATTCTTATCGATGTTGCCCAGTTTCTTTTCAAGCTCTACCACCCTTGCTTCTAATTCTCGTGTTTTCTTACTCACTCTTCACCTCCTGTAACGTGGTCGAAATCGACCAGTTTATCTTTCTCGTGTATATTGCCGATAACTTCGCTAGGAGTTTCTTCAACGCCAGCTTGCCAGCTAATACTATCTTCAACCCCACAATCTAGCCATCTAACACCGAATTCAGCGTTTTCTTCTCTCCAGATAATAACAGCCACGCTGTCACCATATTTAACTATATCCCCCTCATATATCTCTTTACCGTTCTTATCAGTTAAACCCGTAGAGCGTTCCCAGATAAGCTTGCGCCCATGTTCGAATTGCCTATATACCCAATCCATGCTCTGCATCGCGGTTACTTCGCCACCACGGATGTCAAACCCATAGTAAGGCAGAACGTCATCCTCACCATCACACAGCCACTGACTCTTTTCTTCATCCCATATACGCATATTCCATGGTGATGGACTATTTAAGTCTTTTGGGCTACTCATTCTTCACCTCCTTCGTAAAATTCGATGTGCAATTTTCCTTTTCATTTATATAATCAATTATTTCATTTATTTTGTTCATTAATTCTTCGGCACTTGGAGCCATTGGGTTCAATGGTGCACCGTCAAATAATGGGAACCCAAACTCTGAGTCGAGAGCTTTTTTCTGCTCTTCAACTGATATCATCTTTAATTTTTCAATCATTCTTCACCTCCTGAAAATAGCAAGTCTAGGTCTTCTACTACATCGATAACTAGAGTTTCTATCGGTAAGCTGCATTCAATAATAAACTTTTCTCCATAATTAGGTTTACTCCGGCCTTCAAACCTAAACCCTTTATCTTTCAACCGTTGTAATGCCTTGAGCTTTTCCACTACTTCCTCGGCTTTTTCTTTGGTTTCAAAGTAATTACCAATTTGTTTGCGTTTTTCACTCCATTCAGTAAAGTCTCTGACAGGGCAATATCGCAACTCACATTTCATTGGTTTTCCATCTAAATCGTTTATAAACCAATACTCTTTCGGTTCTTCGTAATCTTCCCACTTTTCTAAATCTTCAAGATGCTTGAAGTGTATTGTTTTTCTGCCTTGATTACAATGAAGTGTTATCTCTCCTTTATAAAAATCAATTATCTCCCCAGTTTCCTTATTCTTAAGCTTCATCTAATCCCTTTCTTTAACTTTATTTATATCTTCAATCGAATAAAGTAACAACAGAAACCTCTGTATTTTCCATCGTTCTTCTAGTGTTAAATTATATGCCCAATTATTTAGGTTTACCATGTCTACTGCTCCTTTGATAATGATATTTCAGCTTTAACAATATCAGCAATTTCTTTCTCGTCTGCTGTTTTAACATTCCTAACTATCTGATAGCTTTCATAACCCAAATCCATTGCTTTTTTCAACCGATTGTATTCTGTCTTGGGTAAATCTTTTACTAATTTCATCATATTATCAAAGCGCTCCTCAACAGGGTCGCTAGTTTTAATTTTTTTCTTAAACATTTATTTTCTTCTCCTGTAGCTCATTAGTTTTAAGATTCTGATAAAGCCCAGTATTTTCATTAATTCTTTTTATTAATTTATATCCCCTAAAACCCCAATGCCCACCTTTAGCTCCACCAAGTCTAGGGTCTATATTAGGGTTAGCAAACCCTCCTGTATAATTTGGCCCTTTGCCATTTCTTCCACCCTTAGAGCCAATTTTTTTCATATATTCAGATGCTCCGCCATATTTTCTCTCCATTGTTTCTCGCCATTTTCTCGTAGCTTCTTCATGGCCTTCTTCACCTTTTTTCATTCTGCCCATTTTTTATCTCCTGATTATATTTATTAATTATTTTACTAGCTTCATTTAAGATTCGTGCTTCTATTACAGTTAATTTTCCGAATCTTTCTCTAAAACTATTTGGAATCATTCCCTAATTTCTCTTTCATTTCGTCTTTTAATTTAACAATCTCAGGCTCTCTAGCAATAGCTCCTAACCCTTTATAAATATTTTTTAATTCTTCTATACTCCCTGCCATAGATAAATGTAACTTAGCTTCAGCTAGAGCTTGTTTGCTAAAAATACTCCTCGCTCTAGTAGATTTCATTTCCGGGGATTCAGCATCAGCTTCATTCTCGCCTTTTTCCGAAATATTAAACAAACGCATTAAGAAATATTTAGTTCCTGATGTTTCTGCCTTATTAATACCCTTATCTCCGAAATCACTCGCTTCCCCACACCAACTAGCGATTTCTCTATCTTCTGGATTCTCGCCGTTAATTAAAGTAAAGGTCATTTGTAATATATAATGATAACCCTTAGTATCATATTTACTGGTAATCTCGTCTTGTTGAATATTATCTACATTCGGTATAATAATAATCTTATACTCATCAAATAGTTCCCGGATTTTACCAGCTACAACTCCATATTCGATATAATCATATTTCTGTTGTACATTTTTCCCGGATTTCTTTACTGCTCCGATTTCTTTCCCGATTCTAGCTAATTTACTCGCTAAGCTTAGAGGTTTATTTTCATTCGTCATATTTACTCCTATCTTCTTCTATTAATCTTTTTTCCATTTCTTGTTGTTCCCAGAATCTCGGCGTATCTTCAAAATCATAGGTTTGTTGTGGGTCATAATAACTCATAATTCATCTCCTATACATAAAGACGGATTTTCTTCTTCAAAATATTCTTCAGCATAATCTTTTATTCTACTCATTTTATACCTCTCTTAAAAGTTGGTTTATTTTTTTAATACGATAGTTAATTCTTTCTAACATTAACTGTGTATTTACTTTACCCCAAGCTCCCCAGACTGGAATTAATCCATTGTCTGATAAGTCTTGGATTTGTATCTTCATGTAATCTCCTTTCATTTATTTATATATCTATTATAAATAATAAACCTGCTTTTGTAAATATATTTTATTAAAAGTTTTCCACAAAAAATACCCCGGAGGTAGGTGGGGTATTTTTTATGATTTATTTAGGTGCGTAGTTTTATTATATCATATTTAGCTACTCGCTCCAATATGAGGAATACTTATTGACAATGCTGTATTTATCGCATCAATAGTCGCATTTATTTGACTGACAGTAGCGACGTCTTGAGGTAATTGGCCATCATGAACGCCACCGATAACACGATAGTGGGTTGAGTTATAACCATGGTTTTCAGACGATGTGCCAATGTTCAATTCCCCCTGTCTTGTAGTTTGAGCAAAATCGCCTAAAGCAATTGACCAAGCTTGAGTAGCCTTTGCTTGATACCCTATTGCTACTGAATTGATGCCTGAAGCTACCGTCTTCTGATGAGGAAGAGCTCCCCCGCCTATGGCAATTGCAGCATTTCTAGTAGCTTCTGCATATTTTCCAATAGCGACAGTGTTATAAGAACCTCCACTATTAGCAAGAATTTTTACGTTACCATTTGCTTCTTCCATTACCATATTAGTCGTAGCATTTTGGCTCATTACATCCGTCGTAGAAGTCCCAGTTGTCTGGACTACAGTAGGGCCTCCCCCACCACCTTGTGAATCGACATAACCCTTTGTAGCAGCATCGTGGGCATTCACGGGGTCATGAAGACCTGTAAGAAGACGGTAGTTAGTCGAATTATACCCATAGCTTGTATTACTAGTCCCAATATTCATTTCGCCAGCAGAACTGGTAGTAGCACCATAGCCAAGAGCAATAGCACCGTTTTGATAAGCACTTGTAGTCCCACCAACAGCCACAGCATTTTGACCACCTGCTTTGGCATCATCGCCGAATGCTACAGACTGAAGGCCACCAGTTGCAGCCTGATAACCAATCTTTGGACGATATCCTCTAGTTGAATCGACATAATCATATACCATCAATGATGTAGCGTTCTGGCTCATTACATCGGTAGTAGATGTGCCAGTAGTCTGAACGACTGTTGGCCCTCCTCCTCCACTAGGCAATGCACTCCAAGTATATACCGGATTATTCGGGTCAGTCGTATCTATATCTGAACAATAATAAATATCATCATTAGTCGTATCATAATAGAATTGTCCAAGGTAATAAGCAACCGTGTTAGTTGTAGGAGCTCCAGCATTATACAATCCAGCATAATTTACTACGATATTGTCTACATAGCCTTTAGTAGCTCCATCATGGTCATTAACTGGGTCGTAAAGACCTGATAATAGACGATATTGCGAATTATTATAACCACTTGTAGCCTGCGATTGGTTTAAGCCAAATTGGACTATTCCTTGTTGTGTGGCAGAAGAATATGGCAATGCAAAAGAATATGGCGCACCGGCTCTCGCTCCATAGCCTAATGAAACGCCATAAGCACCAGAGGATTCTGCGCCATATCCTAAAGAGGTGCTCCCAAGAGCTTTTGATTGGGCATAATCGCCAACAGAAACACAATTTTGCGGTGTGCTTAATGAACCATTTCCAATTGATAAAGAGTTTGTTCCGACTGAACTGGTATTCCCAATTCTAATTTTTGCTTGGTTGCCCGGGTCAGCAAATACCATTCCTGTCGTAGCATTTTGGCTCATTACATCGGTAGTGCTAGTTCCAGTAGTTTGGACTACTGTTGGCCCAGCATTTACCGTATCCCAAGTCCCATCTGATTTAAGATATTTATCTGCATCAGTAGTTGCAGGGGCTGGGACTAATCCAGCCGTTCCTACTGCCGTTCCATCTGTTCCTACAAAATCTGAATAGGTCGTATCAGTAGCACTAATTACATTATCATTATCTATAGTAATATTATCGCCGGCGGTTAGAGTATCTTGTTTATTTCGCTCTAATTCATCAATAAATTCTTTTAATAATTTTCCTTGGTATGCTGATAAAGGGAGTGAGATAGATGTTGATATTAAATTATCTACAACATCATTTCTTAATAATACAAAAGAGCGAGTTCCCATTCCTGCCCCAGCACCAACTCTTTGAACATTTAATCCACCATTTGCTCTTAAATATTCTATAGTAGCATAAGAATTTACCGTATACTCGCCATTTATATCACCTTGACTAACAATTGTAACTAAAGCTAATTCAGTATCTGTATAAGCACCATTTATATAAGCTTTTAATCCTTTAGGTTTATTATAAAATCCAGTAGGCAAAGACCATAAGGCAATCCCTTGAGGGTTTTCTACCGGCCAATTATAATTTTCTTCAGTTAATTCTATAATTGGCCCTTCGCCTTTACTCGCACTAATAATATTATCTATTATGGTAATATTTTCGCCGGCAATTAATTTTTCTTGTATTTCATCGGTATCTACACTGATTTCATTTTGTTCATTAATATTAATCCCATATCCTTCAGTGTAAGTTTCTCCTCCAAAAATAAACGGCTCATTTTCCATTAATATTTCTTGTTCTTGATTTTCTATTTCCATTAATCCTCCGTTTCATTTATAATCCAACCAGCTGAATTTCCAATTATAAAATATCCGTGTGCCGGTTTAGACCTATAAGCATTATTATTTTCTACCGGAGTAAAATCCCAAACATATTGTCCATAAGCTAATGGTTCAGTATCTTCTGGCTTAATTGTAAAGTGGTAATAACCTTCTTCATCAAAAGTCATATCACTTAAATCTTTAGTAATTATTGCTGTTTTATCAGTCCAGCGTTTTTTAACGATAAAATATATTTCTTGAGCCTTGGCGAGGATAGGCTGACCATTGTAATCTAATCTTTGGGCTTTAAGTCGAAGAGATGTCCCACGATTAATACCAATCGTCTGTAAGTTCCCCACAATTGGCGTATTATTAGGGCAATTCATAGTTTTAGCATACCATGAAAAGCATAAAAAATAAAGCCCACACATGAAGGCTTATGTCTAATTTCTGTGTGGGATTCGCTAAGCGAACGTGGACTTTATTTTTCAGTAATATCGGAATTCCACTATTCCTTTTTAATTATATCCAATTATCATCTACTTGTAAATAATTCTTAACGAAATTAATTGCTTCATCTGAACCTTTGCATATTTTACACGGAATCCCGGCTAATTCATAAATCTTCCCCCAAGCTTTTTGTTCAGCCGAAACTGTCCCACCTTTTCTTCTTTTCATTTCTATTTTTAATTGTTGGTAACAATCTACATTCCCCTCAATTCCTTTTATCGGAACATATACCTCATAATCCCAAACTCCACGGCTTTGCCCCATTCGTTTTAATTTAGCTCCTCTAATTAAAGCACTTTTACTCCCGGAATTAGATTCGCTTCCGATATGCGTATGAGGTATATTATTTAATTTTAACCAATTAGAAAAGGCGACGCATTCGTCAACCTCTAATGGATTAAATTCAGATGATGCCTTACTTACCATATTTTCATAGTAGCACGAGCATTATTTTTTAGTCAAATTCTTATACCAAATAACATAATCCTCGGTTTTCTGTTTTATATAAGAATTTCCACCATTTTTTACATATTCATCATACTCATCTAAAATCGCTTGATAATTCTCCGGAGTTGAGCCTTCTAAAACTCTTACTTTATCTTCGAATATCAATTGTAAAATACTTTGTCTAGCAGAATGTTTCCTAGCCTGTCTTTTAACCGAAGAAGTAGTAATTAATGTAACTAAAGCCGGTATAGAAACTGTAATTAACGCTACTATTATTTGAACCAAACCACCGTCCATATTAATTTCAGTATAGCACTAATCTATCAATTTGTTAAGAACCTATTAAAAGCGTTTCTAAAGCACATTAACTTAAAAGATATATATTTATATAGGTTTGGTCATAAAACCTCTCCTAGATGCCTTAAAATGCGAAATATGGTATATTTTTATCCCGGCCAATTAGTCCTAATAGATTCTTCATTTTCTTTTCCCAAATTCTCGCAATAATATTGGGGCGCTTGACTTTGCCACCAAGCTGAAGTTTCATCTAATTCTTCTATAAATAAAATATCTTTAGGAGCAAACCAAATTCCGCTACCTTCTACAGTTATCAATTTATCGCTTAATTCAGGATTATTTCTAAAGCCTAAAATATCTTCTAATTGTTTTTTAGTTATCCAAATTTCTAATCGTTCATACTTGTTATTAATAAAAAAATTTAGCTTTATCTTATACATAAAAACCTTCCTTTTTTAAGGCAATAGTCAGGGATACTATTCATTCGTAACCTAACTGGAACCTTAAAGCTTAATAAATTAATTAATCCTAAATAAGTTACTTTTAATAGTTTTACCTCTCTAATTTAACATCTCTAAAATTCTATTTCTCCTTGGCATAGTTCATTTCTCTAACTTTACCTATCATCCCTGTTTCCACAAATAGGCCATTCGTCCAAGGTAGAACTCTAACTCTGGAAGTGCTATATATCAACAATGTCAATTGATGTAAAAGATTCCAGTCCGATTATATTCCTCTTATTTCGTAAATCTACGATATTTAATCTTAGACTTACGAATTGACCTGGTTGTCTTGTGGACGACAGAGCCAGGATTAATAAGACGAATCATCGGTAGCTTCTTTGATTAGGAAGACTATAAGACTACGAGATGTTAAATATTTGTCTATAACCTATACGCTAGGTCTTTACAAGAATATTAGTTCTGTGTTATATTAAACCTAGCGGAGGTTATTAGTTCTATAATAACACAAATGGAGCAGTAAAGTAAATACTGCTCTTTTTGTTTATAATACCACTTAAAAGAAAATGAGTAGCGACTATCCCAAAAAGTAAGCTACTCATTTTCTTTATTATGCTGTCTAATATAGATTAATAGAAAAAAGAACCTCCCGGTAGGACAATGAAAGGAAAATCCTATCGAGAGGGTGGAATAACCACAAAATATATTATATCATATTTTAATTAAGAAATACCTTCTATTTCTTCTATCTCTCTAGTAGATAAAATCGTAATTTCTGTTATAGCTTGAGAATATGAAAATAAATATTGGGTATTTCCAGACGGAGTAGATAAAGCCGTATCAGAGTAAGATAAGACTTCAGCTATAATCGGTTGTTTCCCGGGTTTATACGTTATTCTCCATGAATTATAATATTGCCCACCAGATTGTGTAAAAGTATAGTATTTAGAAACTACATTCGCTTTCTTAACTTGTTTTAGGTCTAAGATTTCTTGCCTTAATTTCTTATATTTTTTCCATAATTCATCAGATATTATCATGATGACCCTCCAGTAATACTTCTATAATTAACACTACTTGTAAACCGAGAACTACCTACTAATTGAACCGTATAAGTTAAATTTACACTACCTCCGCCAGCTAAAGTTTCATAATCATC